TAAATGATAATGGTAGTAAAAGAGCCTTTATGCAAATAGTAAGAGGTTCAACAAATATTACTGCTGGAGATTCAGCAACTGGAGAAGAAGTTGGTTCTGCTGTGTGTGGAAGAAGTAATGATGGTGGTCATCATCAATTTCCAACTGTAATATCAGTATTAGATTCTCCATCTACTACAAGTGCAACAACTTATAAAATACAAGTTTCAAGAGGCCCAGATGCTGGTGGTACAGTTCGATTAAATAGGTCTGGTGCACAAGATTCATTATCAGGAAACACAATATCAACTTTAACTGTTATGGAGATAGAAGCATAATGATAGAACAAGCAATATTAAAAATAAATCCTAACGCAGAAGTATCTGTAAATGGAGATGATATTAACACTATTGAATGGTTAAATGGAACAACACCTATTTCTAAAGCTGACATAGAAGCTAAAATGGTAGAGGTACAAGCAGAGTATGATGCTGAAGAATGGAAAAGAAACAGACAATCAGAATACCCAACAATAGACGATTGTATCCACGCGCTATTAGATGGTGGTGATACACTTACAGAATTACAAGCTAAACGAACAGCTACTAAAACTAAATATCCAAAATCAGGAGCGTAGACCATGTACTTCGGTGCTACGGCTTTCTCTGAAGCAGCCTTTGCTTCACAAGGCATTCCTCCATACGCATATGTAGAGGTCAATGGATCAAGAATTAATACTAGTACAGGCACAGTTGGAGTTACAGCTGGCGCTAATTTAGGTGTAACAGGAAATAGATTTAATGTCTCAACAGGTACAGTTGGTATTGCAATCAATGTAGATGTTCCGTTAACCGGTAATCGATTTAATTTAAACACAGGTACAGTTGGTATTACAGCTGATGCTAATGTTGGTGTTACAGGACAACGAGTTAATTTTACTGTAGGTAATGTAACTGTTACTGCTGATGCAAATGTCAGTGTAGATGGCAATCAAATTAGTATTACAACTGGTAACCCAACTATTGTTGCAAATGCATTAGTTGCTCTTACAGGATCAAGAGTTAATTTATCAATCGGTAATGCTGAGAGTAAAGTTAATATCACAGTTCCTGTCACTGGAAACAGAGCAAATGTATCTCTTGGTAATGTAACAACTACTGCAGCGGCAGTTGTTTTACCAGATGGATCACAAGCAAATATTGGTACAGGAGATGTAACTATTTCTGCTGATGCAAACTTCTCTGTTACTGGATCAAGAGCTAATTTAACAATCGGTAATGCAGTTGCAAAAGCAAATGCAGTGGTTAGTGTTACAGGAAAACAATCTAATCTTGCAACAGGAACAGTAACAATCACTGCTGCGGCGACCGCTTTACCTGCAGGAAGTCAATTAAATATTGGAACATCTGGCGTTAATATTAAACAATGGGATGGTGTAGTACCAGGCGTCTCACAAACTTGGACAAGGATACAGACACCGTAATGTTATTTGGATCAACATCATTTTCAGCAGCACCTTTTTCAAGTCCTTACATACAGGATTTAAACATAGCTGTAACAGGAAACAGATTAAATATTTCAGTTGGTAATACTACTATTGCTTTTCCTATAATAGTTCCTATAACAGGTAATCAAATAAACCTTGCAAATAGCACTGTAAGTGTGATATCATGGAACCCAATACCACCAGGAGTAAATCAAGTTTGGGTACCGATAGATCCAGACGAATAGGAGAATTATGGCATCAAGTACATCAACAGATTTAAAACTAGAACTCATAACAACAGGTGAAAAATCTGGTACATGGGGAACTATTACTAATACAAACTTACAGATTTTAGAACAAGCAGCTAGTGGTTATCTATCACTTGCAGTAGGTTCGGGAGATGTTGCTTTATCTCTTGCAACTCATGCAACAGCAAATGGTAAAAATTTATACTATAAATTAACAGGAACTTTAACTGCTAACAGAACAGTTACTATGCCTGATGGAGCTGAAAGAGTTTTTATTGTAGAAGATGCAACAGCAAGATCAGCATCTAATTACACACTTACAGTTAAAACAGTTTCAGGAACAGGTCTTTCTTTACCCGTAGGATCAACTACAGTTTTATATTCTGATGGAACAAATATTACAGGAAAACTACAGACTAAAGGTTACTACACACCTTCAGCTACTTACACCACTGTTAATGGTGATCAAATATTAGTTAATACTTCAGGAAGTGGTATTGGTACTGCAGTTACAATTAATTTACCAGCATCCCCTGCAATAGGTAATGAAGTACATTTCATAGATAGCGGTAATGCATTTGCATCTAACAATTTAACAATCGGTAGAAACAGTTCTAATATTTTAGGTGCCGCTTCTGACTTAGTTGTTTCAACTAATGGTGCTGCATTTACTTTAGTGTATGTCAATGCAACTAGAGGCTGGATATACAAAGATAAAATATAGGAGCATGAATCATGTCTCTAATTGATTTTAAAGTCTTACCGGGAATTGATAAACAAGACACAACATCTGGTGCAGAAAACAGATGGGTTGATTGTGATAATGTAAGATTTAGATATAATTTACCTGAAAAAGTAGGTGGTTGGTCATCATTAGTTACAGATACAATAGTAGGTGTTACAAGACGTCAGTTTGCATTTGTAGACTTAGATGGAAATAGATACATTGCAATTGGCACAGATAAATTTCTACTTATATATTTTGAAGGTCAACTCTATGATATTACACCTTTAAAAACTACATTATCATCTTGTACTATTGCAACGACTAACAACTCTGCTGTTTGTTCTATAACAAAATCTAATCATGGTTTATCTGCTGGGGACATTGTATTACTAGATAACGTAACTTTACCAAGTAGTACAGGTTATCAAAACTCTGATTTTGAAGATAAATTATTTCAAGTAACAAGTATTACAAGTTCAAGTGTATTTACAATCACACAAAGTTCTAATGCAACAGCAACTGTTTCAACAGGTGGTAGTTTAGAAGTTAAACCTTATGAACAAGTTGGACCAGCAGAACAATCTTATGGTTATGGTTGGGGTATTGATTCATGGGGTAATGGTAATTGGGGAGAAGCTGCATCAGCATCTGATGTGAGTCTGGAACCAGGCCTCTGGAGTCTAAGTAATTTTGGTCAAGTATTAGTTGCAACAATTGCAAATGGAAAAACTTTTACATGGAATGCCGGAGACGCTTCACGATTAACAACAAGAGCATCAACAACCACATCTGGTTTTTCTACATCAGCTAATCCAACAGCAACTAGAGTATCTTTAGTATCACCTACAACACGTCACTTAATTCATCTTGGAACAGAAACAACTATTGGAGATACATCAACTCAAGATGATATGTTTATAAGATTCTCGGATCAAGAAGATATAAATGATTATACACCTACTGCAATTAACTCAGCGGGTTCACAAAGATTACAAGATGGAACTAAAATTATAGGTTCTTTAAAAGCAAAAGAAACAATTCTAGTTTGGACAGATAATGCTTTGTATACCATGAAATTTATTGGTGCACCTTTTACATTTGGTTTCGAACAAGTTGGAACCAACTGTGGATTAATTGGTAAGAATGCAGCTATTGAAATAGATGGTGCTGCTTTTTGGATGTCTAATAATGGTTTTTTTATGTTTGATGGTACAGTTAAATCTTTACCTTGTTCGGTTGAAGACTATGTTTATGATCAAGCAGATACAACTAAAGGACAACAGATTTATGCAGGTATAAATAATTTATATACTGAAGTTGTTTGGTATTATCCATCTCAAGGTTCTGATTATAACGATCAGTATGTTGTATTTAATTATGGAGAACCTATGAAAGGTGGTGTTTGGTATATTGGAACTGAAGCTAGAACATCTTGGATTGATGCTAGTGTATATCCTAAACCATCCGCTACCAAATTTAATGACTCAGCTGTTGGTACTTTTCCTGTAATTGTTGGAGAATCAGGTTTAGGTCAAACAATTTTATTTGAACATGAGGTTGGAACTGATCAGGTAAACCCTGATGGTAGTACAACAACTGTTACATCATTTGTAAAATCATATGATTTTGATATACAATCAAGAGCACAAAATGCACAAGGAAAAGCAACAGGACCAAGTATTTCAGGAGATATATTTTTAGCTATGAGAAGATTTGTACCAGACTTCAAAGATTTACAAGGTAATGCAAAAGTAACTCTCGCTGTTAAACGTTATCCTCAACAATCGGAGACCACAACTGCTTTAAGTCCATTTACAATTACTGCAAGTACTGATAAAAAAGATACAAGAGCTAGAGGAAGATTTGTTAACATTAAAATAGAAAACACTGATGTTAGTGAGTCTTGGCGCTTTGGAACTTTAAGAATAGATATACAACCAGATGGTAGAAGATAATGGCTAAGATAGTAGTAAGAATACCTGAACCAAAAGAAGAATATGATTTTTCTAACCAAAAACAAATTAACAGAGCTATTTCTTTAATAACAGAACAACTAAATTCTACATTTTTAAATGAACTTAAACAAGAAACAGAAAGATTTACTTGGTTTAATTCAGGAGGTATAGGTGGCTAATATTTATAAAAATGCACAGTTTGATTTAACAACTACTAATGCAACAGATGTTTATACTGTACCGTCAAACTCAAGAGCAATTGTTCAAAATATACATATGGCTAATATTGGATCAGGAAACGTTGTAGTTCACGCACATATTTATGATAGCTCTGTAACAACACAATTTACTTTTGCAAAACACACTATTGCTGCAAATGAATCACAAAGTATATCAGATGGTACTATTATTTTAGAAGAAAATGATATACTAAGAGTACAGGCAGCTAGTGCAAATGACATTGAAGGAACAGTATCAATATTAGAAATTAACCGAGACTAAGGAGAAAACATGGCATTTAAAGAAGAAGGATCAGTAGCATACACAATGATAAATGGTAAGAAAGTACCTGTTGTAAAATGTGAAACTGAAGTAGTACTACGTAATACTAGAACTAATGTAGAGTATAACTCTGATAAAGAAGCTGACGATGATATTAAAAATCCATCGACAAATACAGTGAAAGAAGATATAACTAGATCATTAAAAATTAAGGTAGCAGCAATGCCACCATTAGGAGCATCATCAGATAAATAAATTATGCCAATTTCAAGAATGCAACAACCGAGACAACAATATGGATTAGGGAGTTTTGTAAAAAAAGCTTTTAAAGGTGTTACTAAAGGTATTAAGAAAATTGCTAAATCTGATTTAGGTAAAGCTGCATTATTAGCAGGTGGAGCTTATTTTGCTCCTACTCTTTTTGGTAAGTCTGCAGGTTTTGGTAATTTTGGTAATTTATTAAAAAGCGGTGTAGGAAGTTTAGCTTCTAAATTTACAGGTAAAGAATCTATTGCTAATTTTTTAAAAGGAGAAAAAACATTTGGTAAAACTTTAGGTGTTATGGCCGGTGGTACTTTATTAGGTGGACTTTTATCTAAAGCAGAACAAGGTGATGAAGAAGCAATTGAAGCTACACAAAATGTAGGTGCATTAAAAAATTATTTAACTCAAGGGTATACAAATTTAGGATACAAAGAAAATGAAATACCTAAACTTGTAGAAAATGATTTATCTGAATATACACAAGATATGGCTAGGGGACAGATGGCTGATGGTGGTAGAATAAAATTTGGTAGTGGATCAGAAGATTATGGAGATTTAATTGATGCTTATGAAAAAGGTATTGATGTTATGGAAGGTGAAAGCCTATCAGATTATATTAATAGAATTAGAAAATCAGAAAGAAAAAATTCTGCTATGGGTGGTAGAATAGGTTATGCTTTTGGAAATAAACCAGAACAAAATGCTATTCAAGCAGCTGGAATAGAAGGATTACCATTAAATCAAAACCCTGCAGGAGTTACAGAACTAGATCTTAGAGATAGTGGTGGATTTATTCCTCCAGTTGGTGTAAAAGAGAAGGCAGATGACATTCCTGCGATGTTAGCCAATAATGAATTTGTATTCACAGCAGATGCTGTAAGAGGAATGGGCGACGGTAACGTTAATAAAGGAGCACAACGTATGTACGATATGATGAAAAAATTAGAGAAAGGTGGGAGAGTATAATGGCTGAAGTAGTCACACAAGTAACTAAACCTGCTGAGTTTATAGAAGCTGCAGGTAAAACTTATTTAACAGATTTACAAAAAGGAATAGGTGCTTATAAAGGTGCTGACTTATCTAAAACATTAGGACCACAATTTATTGCAGGCCTAGATCCGTTACAACAACAAGCAATCGGTCAAGCAGGTGGACTTGGTGCTTATGAACCTTATTTACAACAAGCATCAGCATTAAGAGGTCCAACAGCTTACCAAGCTTATATGTCTCCATATCAAAGAGATGTTATAGACACAACTTTAGAAGGTTATGATATTCAAGCACAAAAAGGTTTAGGTGCAATTTCACAACAAGCAATTCAAGCGGGTGCATTTGGTGGAGCAAGAGAAGGTGTTGCACAAGCAGAATATCAAACAACATCTGATAGAAACAGAGCAGCACTACAAGCACAATTATTACAACAAGGTTTTGGACAAGCACAACAATTAGCACAACAAGATTATGCAAGAAATGTTCAATTAGCACAACAAGCTCCAGCGTTAGCTAGTTCACAAATTGCAGGTTTAAGTACTCTAGGTGGAATGAGTCAGTCTCAAAGACAATCTGAATTATCCGCTCAACAACAATTAGCACAACAACAAATGATGCAACCATTAACAGCTGCACAACAATATGGTGCAGGTGTTGCAAGTTTAATCGCTGGATATCCAGCTTCAAGTACTCAACAAGTATCTCCATCACCAAGCGCACTTCAAACTGGAATTAGTGCAGGTGCTACATTGGCTGGATTATTTAGAGCATTTCCAGGGTAATTAATATGAGCAAAGTATTTAAAAGACCTATGTTTAGAAAAGGCGGTTCAGTCAACGAAGGTATCATGACGGGCATTGTTGATAGAGAAAACCATGCTGAAGATCCTTTTGTAGGAGGAACAGATCAATTTCCATATATGGCAAAATCTACTGAGTCTTCACCACAAATGAATTTACCAGATTTAAAATCTATGACAAAAGAAAACATAGATTTATTATTAGAAGCAGCTGGAGATAGAGGAGGTTACGATCCTTTAACACAATTTTTACTACAGTATGGACCAGCAGCAGCTAAACAAACTGGTGGTGGAACATTTGCTAATTTAATTGCAGCAGCTGAAAAACCAGTTGAAAGTTTAATAGCTGGTAAACAAAAAGAAGATGATTTCTTGAGAAGCATCCGGACTCAGGCTACCGGGGCCGCTATGAAACAAAGAAGTGAACTAGAAGCTTCTGAAAGAGATAGATTATTTAAAACAGAACTAGCAGATAAACAAGCTGAACTAAATAGAGAGTTATCACAAGCAGAAATAATAGCTGCTAAAGAAAGATCTGACGCTAAATACTTACAAGATTTAGAATTACAATCTAAAAAATCCAAAGCAGATTATGAAACAAGATCTAAATTATTAAAAGAAGCTGATTTATTAGAACAAAAAACTACAGGTGAAAAAATACAAGAATATACTCCAGGTTTTGCTGAAGAATATGATAATGATTTTACTAAAGGAAACAGAAGAGCTACATTTGAATTTCAAACTAGACAGAAAATAGCAGAAAACTTTGGAGAAAATAAAGTTGGTGGTCATATTAATGTAGATATAGGTGATGAAAAACAATTAAATAAAGTTATGAAAAGAAAAATTAAAGCAGGTGGTGCGCAAAAAATATACTATAACGTAAATGACGGTAAAGCATATTTATTAACTGAACAAGGTTTACAACCAATTGATTTAGCTGGAGGAGCAGAACAAATAACAGAAGTGACTGAAACAACTCCAGGAGGTACTGAAACAATTAAAGAAACTTCTAGCATAGAAGATGTATTTTCAGGTGCAGGTGAAACTGAATTAGATAAAAAAATAAAACAAAGAATTGAAGAAAATAGAAAAAAAATACTAGAGGGTGAATCACAAATTAAAGGTCCTTTTAGATAGGAGAATAAATGGCCGAACTAATTCCATTTAACTCAGCTGAAGCCGACAGCAA